TTTGGGCGCACTTACTCGCCAAGCCAACATGTATTATCGCGCCTTCAAGATAGCCAACATTGCCTAATAAGAACTACTTATTAGATAATCGTTGACTTTCTGACCGAAGTGTGATATCATAAGAGACTGGGGATTCCGAAAGGGGTCCCCATTCTTTTTCCAATGGAGCGATATTGAATGCACAACCATCACAAAATTCCAAAGCACATGGGAGGCACCGACGATCCTTCCAACATCGAAACAATCACCATCACTGAACATGCTGACAGACACCGGGTCCTCTATGAGACCCATGGTCATTGGCAGGACAAACTGGCCTGGGAGGGTCTCTCAAAGCAGATCAGCAAAGAGGAAATCACTAAACGAATCCAAAAAGCACCAAAGTCTGAGGAATGGAAACGTAAGATGTCCGAGAAGATGAAGGGCGCAGGCAATCATCGATATGGGAAACCGGGCACCATGTTGGGTAAGAAAACCTCCGAAGCAGCAAAAGAACTCCAGCGTCAATTTCATATAGGCAAAACATTCAAAGCGTGTCAGTGGGAAATCACCCACCCTAATGGAATGAAGGAAGTGGTGACCAATCTTTCTGCCTATTGTCGTGCCAACAAATTTCACCAAGGTACGATGGTTATGGTGTCCCAGGGCCTCAGGGAGTCGTACAAAGGCTACCGGTGTAAAAAACTTCTTGACAATGCCTCCTAAATAGTGTATACTACAGGCTCACAATAGAGGGGTCTCCTATGGCTATATGGATTTTACTCATGGTTCTTCTTACCCCAGTAACAGGGTTTGAAACCTCCTACCAATTGAACAGTTTCAACTCTCCGACTGCCAGCACCGATTGCAGCATGGAGCGGGATCGTATCGCAAGAGATATGGAAAAAGCCTACCCTGGTGATGCCAGTTTTCGCATTGAGTGCAGAGAAAAACCAACCCCCATCTCCTCTACCGACGAGAAGAACAAATTTGAAGTCATTATCAAAACATTCGCGCAAGCACGCTATCCAAAGGAACCCCTAACCATAAAAGCAAGCAGCGTGCAAATCCTTCAGAATGATGCAGGCTCTTTGCCTATCGTTGCCATTCAACTCAACATATTCCGTAAGAGTGGTGGGCAAGCCTTTATCGTGCTGATAAAGGACGATGCGGTAATGGCGTGGATTGATGAGGGTGAGGTTGACGAAGAGACAGAGGACGCAGCAGAAGTATTTTCCCACAAGGACGAGGCATGAAGGTTATCAATCTTTTTGCGGGTCCCGGTGCAGGGAAATCCACCGTCGCAGCCGGGCTATTTCATCTGATGAAGTTGGATGGGTATAAGGTGGAGTTGGTGACGGAGTATGCAAAGGATATTGTATGGGCAGGTCGGCATAAGGAACTGGACGATCAACTCTATATTACTGCCAAACAACATCATAGGATTTTTCTTCTCAAGGATAAAGTAGACTATTGCGTGACGGATAGCCCATTGCTCCTCTCTCTTGTTTATTGTCGCATGATGCCGCAGAGTTTCTTTCCCTTTGTCAAAGACCTCTTTCATGAATACGAGAACTACGCGGTCATCCTCAAGCGCACAAAGCCCTACGTTCTATTTGGACGCACGCAAACCGAGGACGAAGCGAGAGCGTTAGATGGGCAGATAAATACACTGGTCTATTCCCAGGTGCCACCGAATATGATTTTTGAAACTGATGGTGGGGTGCTCGCACCCGAACATGTCCTCAATTGGATAAAGGAACAATAAGATGGCTATTCCTGGTATTCCCCACACCCCGATGAATCCGAATGTGCTGCACCCAAATAAATTCGTGTTGAGTTTCTCCACAATTCCTACCGTAGAGTATTGGTGTCAAGCCGTGAATATCGCAGGCATTTCATCAGGAGAAGCCATACGACAGACCCCCTTGATTGACTTGTTTTCACCAGGAGAAAAACTCAACATCAATCCACTGGCAATCACCTTCCAGGTTGACGAAGATTTGACCGGATGGATGGAAGTCTATAATTGGATGCGTGCGTTGACGTTCCCGTTTAGTTTTGATGAATACAAAGCCTTATCATTGCGCCCTGGTATGCTGCACAAACCGCAGCCACAATTTTCTGACGCGACCTTGATCGTCTTGGACTCCAAGCAGAACCCACACATTCGCGTCAAGTATCGCAATTGCTTCCCAACCAGTCTCACCGACATTATGTTCTCCGCAGCATCGTCGGCTGAGGAACCCGTTACGGCTGATGCAGTCTTTCGGTTTGACTTCTATGACGTGGAGATTCTTTGATGGCACAAGGCGACCCGATAGTATTCACATTTAGAGATCGTATGGGATGGGTGTGCCCAAAGTGCAACAGGGGGAATTCACCCGATGTATTGTCATGCCCCTGTCACCAATATGTGTTCAACTATCCCCCGGTGTATCCACCTGTATTTGATAGTCCGGTTGACACGAACCTCCAAGGTCCAGAATTCAAAGTTACCTGTTGACTTTTACCTTTCACTGTGGTATAATAGTTGGATGCGGTAGACAGTGACAAGGTGGACGAATTGCTCTTACACTTGCTTGAAATTGAAGTAGAATCAAGGACTTAGAGCACTTGACAAACACCCACAAGACTGCTATACTTATAGGGTAGAAGTTTACTAATCTGGAGTTATTATGGAAGAGATTATTGAACATTTATACTTGGGCAGCATGGTCGATGGGCGTGATGCGACCATTGATTCGCTTTGTGTCATGTGGTATGGCGAACCTGGCATCAACCCCGAAAGCAAACACATCGTCACCACATGGTATCACGATAAGGGTATGGGGGTTCGCCCAAACGCAATGGACGAAGCAGCAGACTATATCCATGAACACCTTTCAGTGGACAATCCCCTGTTGGTTTACTGTGCGGTTGGCATGGAACGCTCCCCATTGACGATTGCGTGGTATCTCCGCAAATATCATAGTATGACGTTTGCAGAAGCCTACACTCTCATGATCGCAAAACGCTCGATTGTTGAAAACCGCGAACATTGGCTAAAGGTTGCCTTACCATGAAAATTGATACCTCCAAGGTCTCAGAGGAACAAGTGGATGCCCTCTTAGAAGAGTGGGCGGGTGATGCCAAGATGGATAAGCTTGAACCCGCAGAAGAGTTGCGTAAGGTCCCTGTGCTACAAGCCAAGTATATGAACATCTTATCATCCCACCGCAGAGCCTTGAGAGCGGCCGAACGGAAGATTGCCAAACTCAAGAGGCTCAAACATGAATACTATACGGGCAGACTCGATCAAGACACCCTTGAGAAGTGCGCATGGCAACCCTTTCCCTATACCCTGAAGGGTGATCTGGTCACCTACATGGAGTCCGACAAAGATTTGCTCAATGGAAAAGCCGTGCTAGCGGTGCATGAAGAAATTTTAGATATCTGCGAACGCATTCTCAAAGAACTGAATTCCCGCACCTTTGCACTCAAAGATATTGTCAAGTGGGAAATGTTTATTGCTGGTGGTGGTCACTAATCTACTACAAGGAGATACCATGTATACCTATGCTGCTAAAGTGCTGCGCGTTATTGACGGAGATACGATTGAGGCGGATATCGACTTGGGATTCGACATGCACTATATCGCCAAGATTCGTCTTGCAGGGATCAATGCCCCTGAGATGAAAACACCACAGGGAGCACCCGCGAAGGAACACTTGGCTAATCTACTCACCAACCAGAACCTTGTAGTGACCACCAAGCTCAATAAGGAGTTTGAAAAATATGGGCGAGTCTTGGGTGAACTCACCGTCAATGGTGTGAGCATCAATCAACAGATGATTACGGAGGGGTTTGCGGTTGTCATGAAGGGGTAGTTTCTACTATATTATGTCAAATCTTTTTGTGAGCAAGAAAAATGAATCGTTTATCCAAGTTACCTGTGATGAGTCTGTGGCACAGGAACTCTCCGACTATTTTGCGTTTTTTGTGCCAGGACATGAGTTCCAGCCTCTTTTCAAGGCGGGACGGTGGGATGGAAAGGTCAGATTATTTGATCGCCGTTACTATACTCTCCCTTTTGGGCTTGTTGCACATCTCCAAAAATTTGCTGCTGATCGTCAATACTCTCTTCAATTTGATGATGCCGTTCTCCTAACCAGCAACTTCTCTCTCGCAGAGGCTCAAGTCTTTGCCGACTCGCTGAAGTTGCCAGTGGAACCCCACGATTATCAGATTGAAGCCTTCGCCAAGGCGATCCGCAATCGTCGTATTCTGATCGTATCCCCTACAGCCAGTGGAAAATCCCTTATCATGTATCTGATCGTGCGCTA